GATGCCCATGGTGTTCGCCTTCTTGTAGGTGGCACGGAACTCGGGCTTCTTGATCTCCGCGAGGACCTCCTTCTCGTAGCGCTTGGCCGCGGCCTTCTGCGCTGCGGGGGAGGGGGCACGGCGATACTCGCGAATGATCTCGCGAGCCGCAGCACCGGTGGCGCGGGTCTCCTTGCGGGCCTGTCCGATGGACTGCCCCCGGCTGTTGGCCTTGTCCTCCTTGCGGACAGACGCTGCCTCCTGCCGGCGGTCCTTGTAGACCTGACGGACGGGGTTGGGGGCCTTGGGAGATGAGCTCCCGCCGCCGTCTGGGTTGCGAACGCCCCACCGCATGCCCTTGACGCCATAGTGCGCCAGAGCCTCCGCGGGGGAAGCGAACTCCTGAGTTTCCTGGGTCATTCGAAAGCCTCCTTGTTGGCCTTGTACGCGACGTAAGCGTCCATCAGAGCAGATACGTTGTCGATCTTCTCTTCCTGGCGCTTCTTGTAGAGCTTGCGGTTCCCGTTGGTGTCCACGATCGTGATGGCGTTACCCATGCAGAAGGCCATGAGAATTTGGTCGAAGAGCAGCATCCGCTCCTCGGAAAGCTTCTTCAGCTCGCCAAGGGGTACCGATTCCGTCCTCGCTCCCTGGATGACCTTCTCGATCCCCCAGTCTCCGTTCTCCTGCCGCCAACGCTCGATGAACTCCTTTGCGTTGTACGGGTCGTAGCCAACAGCCGAGACCTCGAAATCTTCCGCCTGGATATAGGCATCGAGATCGTCGTAGACCTCCATCATGTCGAGGACGGTGCCCTCAAGAACGTGGAGGCTGCCCTCAGCGATGAACTCGTCGTACTTCGCACGCATAGCCCCGGGGAGCTTCATGAGCGTCAGCGACGAGATATAGCTTCGGGTCTTGATGCCGAAGCGCCCCCGCCCGAGTGGGAAGAGGAAAGTGAAGGCACAGAAGTCGTCACCCTGTGAAAGGTCAACGCCCATGGCGCAGGGCATCTGCCAGAACTTCTGTGGCCGGTGAGGAACCGTCTCTTCGTAGGTGAAGAAGTAGGTGAACCCCTCCATGGGGATACCGAACCTCTTCGCCAGGATGTCGTTGCGTGAGGCAGGAGCCTTCTCGGCCCGCTCGACGTCCAAGTGGTAGGTCTCGTAGCTGACGGTCTTCCCGATGTTCGGGTTGGCCTTCAGCCACATCTCAGGCTGTCCCACTTCCTCCAGCTCGTCCAGCTTGTAGTGCCAGATCGAGACGTGCGGCGCGTTGTACTCGCCACGGAGGATCGAATGTAGTTCCATTTTGATTGTGTCACCGGTACCTGCTCGGACAGTTCCTTCCGAGCTCACAGCGATGATCAGGTAGTCGTCAACCTTCGACGCTCCCTGCTCGATGGCGCCGATGACGTCCTCTCGGGTGTCACCGGACAGCCACTCATCGACCGAGTTGATCTTGGTACGGAGTGACTGAAGCTTGTTGATGGACATCGGTCGCACCTCGAGGAGTGAACCGGTGAGGAAGTTCTCGATGCCCTTCTTGGTGGCCACCAGCTTCTGCCGGAGGGCCCTCGATCCAGTGGTGTTCTGGAGAGATCCCTCGGTGAGGAACCTGAACAGAGGTCCCCTGGCCCGCGTGATGGCGGTCCGGATGGGGGACATGACCTCGTCGGCCTGCTTCATGGTCGGCGCGGTGGTGATCTGGTGGGTCGTGCTGGTGTCGATGTTGAGGAAGTAGTTCTGGATCAAGGAGACGTACATCGACTTGGCGGCTCCTCGGGCCACGATCAGGTACTGCTTGTTGGTCAGCCGCTTCTTCACCGTCTTGGTGACGTAGCGTCCGCCGTGGTTGTCCGGGGTGGGCTCGTAGACCTGTCGCTCCACGAAGTAGTACCACCCGAAGATCTGCTCGGCCCACACCTTGAAGATCGGCAGGACGTGGAGGTCGCTGCCGTCGGTGAGGGTGCATTCGTTCTCGCAGAAGCGCAGGAACCCCTCGATCGCTTGCTCGTCGTACCAGATGTTCGGGTTGGCGATGAGTGCATCGATGCGGTTCATCTCCTGGGAGATTTCGACATTGACAGGAATGTCGCCACGTTCAACCGCGTCACGGAACTGTCCGTAGTAGATCGGAATCGCGTCATTGCTGAGCACGTGTCCGTCAACTTCGATGGTCGTCATCGCCAACCCTCCCTTCAGGCCTTCTTGGCGGCGGTCTTCTTGGCCGGGGCCTTCTTGGCCGGGGCCTTCTTGGCGGCCGGAGCTGCCTTCTTGGCCGGGGCCTTCTTCGCGGCGGCCTTCTTGGTCGGAGCCTTGTGGGGCTCCAGCTCGTTCTTCACCTCACGGACGTTGCGCGCGCGTGCGTAGTGGCCCTTCGACCTCGCGTTGCGCTCGACCTCCGAAAGCTGACTGAGCTGCTGCTTCTTGTTCATGAGTTCACCTCACTTCTTCGCCTTGTAGTAGGCCTTACCGGCCAGGACGGCTGCGGACACCCCGACCTTCAAGACGCCCTTGCCGAGGGCCTTGGCGATCTTGGTCTTGACCGGGGTCGGCGTGAGGTTGTACACACGCTTGCCGGTCTCGACAGTGTCGAGGATCTCCTTCGTCTTCTTGCTGCCGGCCTGAAGACGACCGGGCTGCGAAGAGAGTCGGGAGTACTGCTGCTCGAGGTTCATGCGCTGCACGAGCTGCTGGAGCTCGGCGTTGGAAAGAGCCGACGTGTCGCCCTTCTTCCCAACCTTGGCTGCATTCTCCTGGGCGCGGGCCTTGTCGGCGGAGGGAACGGGAGACCGCTTGGCGGTGGTCCCTCCCTCATGCTCCGACTTGCGAACGCCCCACCGCATGCCCTTGATCCCGTAGTGGGAGAGGGCATCTTCCATCTGGTCGCTCCAAGCGACGTCGGCTTCCATGTACTCCTCCCTCTTGAGGTCAAAGGTCGGACCCTCCGAATCTCCCAGCCACAGCGCGATCTTGTCGAACTGGACGTAGGAAATGGGGTAGTCCCTGGTGTCCTCGTGCGCCGGAGAGCCCGGGTAGCCGAGGGTCAGATGCGGGGTCCAGCCCTCGAACTGAGGGGTGGAGTTGAAGGCCTTGCTGACCGCCTCGTTCTGCAAGAGGAAGTCTCGGACCTGCTTGATCTCCTTGGCCCACGCCTTCTCGAAGAAAAGGACGTCGGCACCTTCGTCTCCGAGGGTCCCCCGCCGGTCGACCGAGAGGCCGAACCGGGTGAGGGACACATCGGCTACGTGCTGTAGGAACAGAGCGATCTTCGCCTGGTCCTCAGGAGGGACCTCCTCGCCCAGGTACAAGAGTGTGAGGTGTGGCACCTTCTCACTTGACACCTTCCAGACGTGGTCGTCTACGGCAGGGATGGCGACGATGACGGTGCTGGCGGCTGCCATTCGACGTTCTCCCTTCTCGTGTTCATGCGGACCTCGAGCTCCTTGATCTGAGCCTCCACCGAGTTGAGGTGGAATGAGGTCTGGGGCGGGTCGAAGGCGAGCTTCACCCGCAGGAAGACGTACGTCTTCGCGGCGTTCTGCTGAAGCAGGTCCATGGTGAAGTCCTGCCACGTGTCGCTGTCATCCATGACCATGAAGCCGAGGACGTCACCAACGCCCAGATCGTTCAGGGTCGTGAAGGCCATGTTGATGTGGGTGATGATGTCGAGATCGAACTGCGTGTAGGACGCGTCAATCCCGAGGATCTTCTTGGTCGTGATGAGAATGCTGTCTTCCATTGGGGTCACCTCCTTCGAATCGCTTCCATTATGAACTTCCGCCGACTAGCGGATGGACTTGAGCTTGGCCAGCTGAGCCAGGGCCCTCTTGATGAGAGTGTCCCGGGCCGTGCCGTCCTTTGCCCTCTTCTCGGCAGCCTTGAGGCGCTTGATCGCTTCGTCAACGTTCACTCCCTTGCTGCCCGTGAGGGGCTTGGGGATGACCAGCTCAGACAGCTGCACCTTGCTGGTGTTGAGGTCGACGTGACCAAGGCCAGGCACACTGTTCGGGACGCCGAAGACGCCGTTCGAGAACTGCCAGATGTCGTACTGCCGGACCGGCGGGGTGTTCGAGTTGTTGTACCTCGGGACCCAGAAGAGCGCTGCCTTCTCCAAAGCTGAAGACAACACATAGGGCGTGTATACCACTGGGGTCACGCCGGTCAGGTCCTTCACCTCGTCGCAGAAGTCGTCTGCCCACTGCACGATCTGGGCAGTGTTCAGGCGCTCCTTGGTCTCCAGGTCCAGCGCCGGGCGGAGGTCGCCCGGTACCGGCTTGGCAGTGGCAACGAAGAACGCTGCCTCACGGCGGGCGTCCCCCAGCTCAGGCCTGGCGAAGTGGTAGGCCCCAAAGGGCAGACCGGCGGCCTTGGCCTCGGCACGACGCTTGGAGTACATCGAGTCCTTGAACCCGTTGCCCTCCGTGGACTTGTGGTACATCCACTTGACGCCGGCCCGCTTGAGCGCGGCGTAGTCGATCTTGCCGGACTGGTGGTGGCTGATGTCGACGCCGTCGATTCGCATCGGCTGAGTCATGACTTCTTCCTCCAGGTGGGGATGCGCTTGAGCACAGCGATGGCCCGCTTGAGACGGGTGTCCCGAGCGGTACCGTCCTTGGCGAGCTTCTCCGCGCGCGCGAGGCGCTTGAGGGCTTCGTCGATGTTGGCACCGCGGGTCTTCGGACCGGTCGGCGGGATCGGCGGGATCTTGATGCCGTCGATGGTCTCAGACCAGCCGACGTACTTCAGGCCCCACGTGCGTTCCGGCCAAGCCAGATCCACAGTCGCAGTACGACCAGAGCCGCCAGCATCCGTGCTGCGGATCTTTCCGTTACCGAGACTGATCGCACGGTGCCCGTTGTCCCTGCTACCTCCAAGGTAAGAAACGGGAACTCCCGCAGGAGGATTCCGGTCGCTGTGGCGGGCTGAGAGCGGCTCGCTCTTCCACCCATCCTCAGCGTCAGCTGCACCGTCACCATCGAAGTCTCCTACGCTAGGTGCGTTGAACCAGCCGCGGGTCACGAGCTGGCACGTGTTGGGCACGTTGTGTGTGGTTCGCAGAGCGGCTTCCACAGCCTCTGCTCGGTTGTTCACCATGTCTGCTCCTTTCACCAAAGCTTGGTGTCGCCAGGTCTACGCACAATGAGCTGCCGGGGAAGGTGCTTCTCATTGCCGAAGTGGATGGCGTTGTGGGTTCTGTGTGTGCACGAAATGAGGAACTCAGGATCGATGATGTCCTCGTTACCGCTCTTTAGATCGTCCGCCGTCATAGGGTTCATGTGGTGGATGTAGATACGGTCGTAGACCTCGAAGCCTTCGATCCCCAGGTCACACCCGAGATCCCGGGCGATGACATGGTGACGAATTTGCCTCCACTCAGTGGAAGCGTAGAAGTCCTGGTTCATCCAACGGTCGTAACCGAAGGTAACGCCTGCCACCGTGCCCCGAAGCCGGAGGTAGTCGAATCGCTCTTCCCACGACCCCAACGGGGCCAGCTCGGAATAACGCCTAGTCATCATGGCGCTGTTCCGGCTGGCCTCCGTAGGACCGCATGGCTGCGATTGCCTCATCGTAGAGCTCCTCGATGCGCTTGGCCGAGTCCATGGCTGAAGCCTTTCGCTCCAGTAGGTCAACCTCACGCAGCAGTCGCTCCTGCTCGAGCCGTTCGCGTGTCGAGCCCAGCTTCGCGTAGTGCGACAGAATTTGGCTCGATGCTTCACGGGCTTCGATCTGGCGCTCGATCTCGTTGAGCGCCTTGTTGATGATTTGGTTCTCGCGCGCTTCGGGAGTCATGGCGGGTGGCCGACGGCGCGTTGTGCTCTTGGGCTGATCGCCCGTGTCTTTGCGCGTGGACGCCATGACTCACTCCTTTCAGCGCTTGGGCTTGAGCGCCTCCACAGCGAAGACGCCCTCGACGAAGTAGTGGTCGGTGTTCAGCGAGAACTCCTTGTCGTCCAGGACGACGAAGTTCGAAGCCTTGACCCTACCGTCCTTGTTGACCGAGAAGATCCAGTCGATGTCGCCGTGGCCGGTGTTCTGCCACTTCTTGAGCTCGTCCGCCATCGTGGTCGTGCCCGGAACGTTGTTCTGGCTGCGACGGTCGGACGCGTTGCGGTCAGCGGAGCCGAAGCCGAGGGCAGTGCCCCTGGCCTGTGCACCGAGCCACTTGCCCATCGCCACATCGAGCTTGTCGTTCCACTCGCTGTGGTTGACACCGTGGACCGTCTGCGTGTCCTTGGTCAGGTGGTGCGCGACGGCGAGGTTGATCGCACCCAGCTCGGGCAGCGAATCGAACTCGGCGGTCACGACGCCCTTCGGTCCCCAGCGCGGCTGGAGGTCGGGGTCGAGGTTCTCGCGCTTGTAGAGCTCCTGGCTTCCGGGGATGACCGGGACGTAGCCCGTCTTCCACCCACCCTTGATCAGGTCCTTGCGGACGGCGATCCAGCAGTCGGTGGCGCGGCCCTTGCCCTGCGCCTGCTCCTCCGGAACCCACATCTGGTACTCGTGCTCCTTGCCGATGCGCAGGAGCTCCTTCCCAGTGTTGCCCGAACCCGGGCCGGCCTCGGTTCCCATGACCCAAGCGTACTTGCGGGCCACGGCGCGGTCGAAGATCTTCTCGATGTCAGCGGTGTGCTGCTTCGAGCTGTCGCTGAACTGCAGCGACGTGTGT